ACCAAGGGTTGTAAACCCTTTCCCTAATCCGGTTATCCTATCCTTAGTTGATAAGGTTTTATCATTAAAGGAACTGAATCCTTTTTGTGCTTCATTAAGGGGTTTTGTAAATTTTGTAGTATCAAGTTCTAAGTACCCAACAGCAGTACCCAAATCAAATGCCATATATTCTCACCCCTTTTCATATTTTTTATATAACTCTGTAAAGCTACTGTAATGAGGCTTAAATACTATCTCCTCCTCATTATCTAACTTTAACATAATAATAGCACATGCTTCATCTAAGCAATAAGCGGTATAGGGGTCCAATTCTCCTATTAATTCAGAAGGTCGAACGCTATACCGCTGTGACATTGCAATTAAAGATAGTATTTGCTCACTCCCTACGAAAGGGCTCCAGGGCTTTTACCCCCTCTTGAGTGTAATTAAACACTGCCATATACTGTTGATCTGTTAGGTGAACACCGGCCTCTTTTAGTTCCTTATAGGAGGGTTCAACAAATGCAGATTCACAAATAACTTCAAGAAGTTGGAGAACTTCACTCATGGAATTTTCATTTCTATCATCCATGCCTTTACCATTAAACAGCCGGTTTGCAGTAATAACAAGGCTATTAGGAATTTTACCATTAGACATTAGAGACAGCATAGAAGGGCGACGTAGACGCGCATAAAAAGGTTGCCCTTCTGAAAAATCAGGAAGTTTCACAATTTGTCCTTGGCTATAACTAATAAGGTCCTGTATAGAAGTAGGTTGATGGTTTGTATACTCCATTATGTATTCCCTCCTTTAACCCTTTGTAACCGTGGGCAGTTCATCTACATAAATAATCTCATAGGGTGCTTCATCTTCCGTAGGTGCAGAGTTAATAGTATACTCAGGGGCACGGAAAGCACCGTCTTCTGTATTCAAAAATACGGGAGTTCCTTGACAGTTAGGATAAGAAATCTTTTCATATCCGGTTATAATACCCGCCGCATTATAAATACTGGAATAAGCATGCAGCTTAAAGACAGTGCCCTTTTCAGCGGACCCAGCAACAGGGGGCTTATAACTTGCAACACCAAAACCGGCATCTGTATCAGTTTCAGAACCGTGTTCTGCATTAGACCAGTATTTAATAGTACCCCCCTGCAAAATCTTAACCATTTCAGGGTTAAATACGTTATCGGTCAATGTAATAGTATTGCCTGTAACAGTTGTATTACTGGGCTTTTGTGCAATAAGACGTCCTTTTACAATAAGTTGTACTGCATCTTCCGTTTCAGAAGTGGGATTTACCTCAATAGTAGAAGCAGTATCAAGGGCAATTTCATTTTCTTGTCCAGAAACTTCCATAGTAACAAGGGCCACGTCAATAGTGGGTATCTCATTACCTCTCTTATAAGTAGTTGTCATACTTTAGCCTCCTTAATAGAATTTTTTATAATTTCTATATTGTATAGAGATCATGTGGGCCTTAACTGTATCATCATAGAAAGAAGGGGTTTCATAGTGCATTGGCATTATCATTGGTTTTAACCCTTCCATTATCGTTTTAACTTTATCTACATACTGCTCTAAATATGTGAATTGATTCTTAGGAACGTAGCACATAATATCATATAGTGTTCTTGTGCTGCTAAAATTATTATATTGGTCTGTCCCAGAGTCTTTAACAACAACATAAGGTGCAGTACATTCCCCTGTATGCTGTGCAGGAGTATAGACATCAATCTCATTATCTCTTAAATGAGCGTAAATATCCATTAGTCTTGTCTTTTCATGTTTCATGTCTATCCCCTTAACCTAATCTATCCATAAGATTTTGAAAAGCTGGCATAACCTCCGAATCCCCTACATGCCTAACGGTTTCATCTATAATTGCATACCGCTTCTCATTTGCAAGCTCTAACCAAATACCATAATCTACACCATGAGCAAGCCTTATCCTATACCCATTAGACACCACTTGAGAATCGCCCTTTAGTCGTTGCCTTGCTGCGCCTGTACGATCTTGCCACCTTGCATTAGACTTAGCACTATTTTGCATAGCTAAGGCACCCTGATCTGCTAAGGCACTAACTGCCATGTCAAACTTATTCTCCATGGAGCCAAGTTTTTGTGCTAACTCAGAGGCATCGAACTTAAAACCGTTCATACGACTACCTCCAAACTAATATCAAGGGCTATGTTCCATTCGTACCAATTATTTACGCCAGTAACGATATATTTTTTACCATTGTATTTTACCCAATCATTTTGCTTTATATCAATTTCAGGGTTATACAATATCAATATAGCAGGACTATCTTTTGTTTGTATAGAAGAATCTTCGGAACCTACAACAGTAATATGTGACGATGATGTATGATATATTCCCTTAACTTGGGTAGTTTTCACTTCTCCAGTAGGCTCCTTAAAATCATTTAGTACATCTCTATTAAACGAAAAATTTATCCCATATACATCTATATTTTTACGGATTTTATATTCTTCAAACTTAGGGGCTTTCATCTATTTCACCCCTTTAGTATACCACTATTAGTTGGCCTATACATATTTGCAAGCCTACGAAAGTATTGTCCCATATCGGCGGTTGTTAAGCCATTAGCAGATATGTTAGTGCTTTCTGCCTTAATACAGAGACAAGTATAAGCGGCATTTTTTACATCACCCTGAGCTTCCTTTAGGTAATATTCCAATTCTTCATCAGTAAAAAAGGGTATATCATTCTCTCTCAATATGAGCTTTAGATTTTCAATATCTGTCATAAATGCCGCCCTCCTCTGTATTAAGTAAACAAATTATCAATAAGAATATTTTTAAGTGCTTCTTTATTGCTTATACCGGATATGTCTATATCATAATCTTCCGCAAGTTCTTTTAGTTCTTTGAAAGACATTCTATTTAGGTCATCTACACCTATATATGTATCATCATCTTGTATAGAGCTATGTTGTTCACCAGGGATATCCATATCAGAATTGGGTGAAGAATGCACTCCACCCAATCCGTCTATGATGGAATACCCCATGGCTTTATACAGGCTATTAAACGCACCTTTACTAACTGTAAAGGTCTTTACGCCATTTGTAATCTTTACCATAGGTATTCACTCCTTTAATCCAATCTGAATTTGTAGGTAAACGTCTGTTGAACAGCACCGGAACCCCAATTTGCATTTACAGTAAAGGAGCCGCTAACTTCATCCCCAGTAGCATCTTTCAATAGCTTTATAAGAATAGGCTTTCCACCGTCATCCTCTGGGTCAAGTTCTTTACCCCATACATTTAGGGTAGAAGAACTTAGTTCTGCATCTTCCGGGGGGATTATCTGCATTGCAAAATAGTAACCCTCTTGTTCAGCGGGAACCGTTCCATTAAACCCGGTATATCCTGTAACATGGTGCAATGTACCAGTAATATAATCCCCGTTTACTCCAATACCATACTGCAACTCACTTGTTTTTTTACCAAGTAGGTCCTGCTCCGGTGCCCCTACCAATTCAACAGATGTCAAGAGTTTGCCACATCAGCAATAAATATTTGATCTGCTGCTTCAAAGCTGGGTAGAGAAATCATAGAAACCTTGGTTTCCACATTAACAGGATCGCTTTTCGGCATAGTAGTAATAGCAACACCGGTATCAGTAATAGATACATTTGCTACACCGCTGGATAGAAGGTCAGATTCCTCCGGGGTAGTACCAAACCAAGTAAACCCAAGATTACCAGTGGGGAATAGGACAAAGGTATCATCGGGAACGTACTTAACCGCAACACCGGTATCACTAATGTATTGCTTAGAGTTTACATAGACTTCAAGCTCAAGTTCCTCCATCAGAAGGGCCTTAACCTTATTGTCAGATACAAGGATATCACCGCCGCCGTACACATACACCGCCTTAGAAATAGCCTCATTCTTCTTAATGTAGGACCAAGTCTTTCTATCACAGACAGCACGGGTAGGCTTCACACCGGTATCCGCTTCAATCTTATCCTGCCAAGTTTGGATGTCCGCCAAGATATCGGCCGTGGGGTCGCTCCAGAACTTAGTGACAGTTGCCTTATGGCTGGAAGGAACGCCATAGTCATAAGCATAATTCTGTCCATTGGCAGTAATAGCAATAGAGCCAGTGGTTAGGACCATCATCCGCATCATTTCACGACGAGCGCGAGCGGCTTCAATTAGACGAACTTCATCATTAAAGACACGGTTCAAAACACTGTCAATATAAGCAGTATTTTCAGTTTCAAGAACCATATTTAGTTGTTGACGTAGTTCTTCATCAATATAAGTAGATTCCTTAAAGAAAGGCATCTCAGCAGACAGACGGTCAAAACCGATACGGGGACGGGGGACAACACCAGCATCAAATGCAGAGGGCTTTAGAACGATAGGACGCCCAGCCGCACCTTTTAGCCATTTAATATCAAGGCCAAGTTTCTTTTGTGCAGGCCACAGGGTTTCACCCAGATACGGGGGTCTGTCTTTGCTATACTCTTCCCAATAAGCGGAAAGCTCGGGGGCAGTAACAAGATCAAAAATAGTAGCCATCTATATTCCTCCTTTGTTATTCTTATAATAGATTAGTCCTTTAGGAACCACACACGGCCAGCAAGCTCTGTCTTTCTACTAGCAGTAATAAAACCAGCCGTTGTAGAATCCATGCGGTTTAGGTTTACAAAACCCCAGATAAGCAGGGTACCATTTGCATTACCGTCAGTAACGTCTACATCATGTAGCAGGACACCAACAGCAGGGTTAGACGTATCCTTTGCGGCCACAAATGCAGTACCACGAGCGGTTAGATCACCATTAAGAGGGGTACCTGCCTTAACAATCTTTCTCCCATCTTCACCAGCAGTACCCACGGTTTCATCTACAATAACTCCAACGCTCATTTGATTCTGTACATTAAATAGGATTTGAGACGGAGCTACTGCGGTTTCCTTAATAATACCGGAACGATTTAGCATACTTATTCACTCCTTAATTTTTGAAATATGGATTTTCTTTAACTGTATTTTTAGAGGCACCTTTTGCCAAACGAGAACCAAGAGAACCCTTTTCTTCTTTGGATGCTTTTTGTCTTTTATGCCCTTGACTATTGCCGGTTGTATTATTACTTTTCTCCTCCTCTTTATCTTGAAAGAAGGTAGGACACTTCTCTTTTACTATTGCAATAGCGGCATTAAAATCCGTATCATCATCCATTTTAGATGCTACCAAAGTTGCAACTTCATCTATAAATTCTTTTTTACAATCGCTATTAATTAGAGCAAGCTTTCTTTCTGCAATAATTGCGCGTTGTTCAGCAGCATTTTTGCTATCAGTCATTAGTTTTATAGTATCGTTTGCTTTTTCTGCATCTGTCTTAGAATTCTCAAGGGTTTTCTTTGCCTTAGTAACACTTTCAGAATCTTCCGGGTCAAGACCCAGCTCTCTTAATACTGCCCTTCTACCCTGTTTCTTTTCTTTAGAAAGCAGAGCTTTTACTTGTTCTTGAGTAAAAGTTTTCTCACTGGTAGTCTTATTATCCTCATGTGCATTATCTAATTGAGAATTGTCATTACCAGTAGAATCACCTTCGCCAGATTCTGCAAAGAATTGTAGTCCAAGGTTTTTTAGTTTACTCTCATACAGCATAGTAATACCTCCTATCCAGAAAAATGTCTGGTCATATTTTAATCCGGGTTTTATACAGACCGGTTTCTGTATACGATAGTATACAGAATAATTATGCAAAAGTAAAGCGGTTTTTGTATAATTATGTAGTCAAATAAAATTATTTTGTTTTCTTATCTTGTACCCATTTCTGATACTGTTTAGATAGTTTTAATGCTTTAGTATTCTGCTTATTACCAATAGGCTCAAGGCCATTGTCTACCCATCTTGAATCATTTTTACTTTTCATCTTAATACCTCCGCCGTTATATACAGTATACCATCCTTTAACTCTGTGCTTATGATCTCCATAGACGAGCCTTTATCAATTAACACTTCACCTAATCCAGAATCTATATAGCATTTACCTATGTCTTTAGGCACCTTAATAGCTATAATCGTGGGCAATTCTGATTCATTTCCGTCTATACCGCGTTGGCTAAATTCTTTGGCTATGCTTTCTGCCTTTGTTGTAGACAAAAATCCTTTATCCTTAAAGACTGTACCTACCAATCTATTAGCTATTTCTTGTTGGCTTAGTTGTGGATTAATACCCAATGTTTTAGAATCACACCCACGCAAAACTATCTCTTCTGTATCTTTATTCATAGCCTTAGAGAGCACACTAATAGAATCTTTATAAGCATTAGTCTTTATTTGCCCTCTTAAATAGGCATTTATATCATCAGAAAACATCATGTAATCATCTAAGGCATCTACTATATCAGGACTATATTTTAATTTACTTATCATTTTTCGTATATAGGAATTCGCATCTTTCCTATTCATATCCTTAAAAGTAAAGCTCTTTCTTTGTGGCTTTACTTTTGGCGGAGTATATGCTTTCTTTACTTCATCAACAATACCGCCATAGTATTTAGAGCCTTTAGGTGGGCTACCAAGTATACTTTTAACTGTTTGCTCTATACTATATCCGTTCTTTTTTGCAAATTCTACCACATTTTTATAAGATTTATCCCATTCATCGGCCTTTTTCTGCTGTGCCTTTGTTAAGCCTTTACTTTTTTCTTGCTTTACTTTACCATATAAATCCTCCATATATTTATCTATACCTTTATCACTTTTACCATTAACCCAATCAGCCAATCTATCGGATATATCC